ATCTGAGGCACCGAAGTCGTAACGGATACGGAAGCTTGTGTTTACCGCCGCCTCGTTGTCATACGACCAAATGATACGTTGCATCATCTTGCGAATACCGGGGTCGCCCATTGTGTGGTCGGGGCTTAGGTAAATCGCCTTGATGTTGGTGCCATCAAAGTTGTTACCGTTATCGTGCCTATACACGTATCCATCATAGCCGCCGTGAACTTGAGTCTCTACGTTAGAGACAAACCCTGATGCACAGCAAGCAGGTTTTAATCCCTTCAGGTCTGCATATTCCCATCCTACCTGTCCCTCGGGGTTTGCCTTGATGACTCCTATGAGTCCCGCCGCGTTGGACACGGTCTGGCTATCTTCGGGGAAAAATAAACGGTACTGAGATTTGTTACGAATAACAAGTGAAGATATTCGATCAAGACTCGCGTTGTCTAAACGTGGTTGTACTTGCTTAGATACTGTACCTAATTCAATGTCGTCAATACGCTCTGTACCAGCAATCGTTCGTAGTCCGTCAGGTGCGAGGTATACTAAATCACCTCCAATTTCCTGCACACTAAATCCACTCAAACACCCGATATCTTTTGTTACGGGCTGTAACTTAAAATCTGAAACTGAGTTGCCTACCAGTTGGTATATCTCTTCCTTGCAAAAAATAAAAAGACGATCACGGAATACCTTGAGCTTAAGTACCGCACTCTCAGTACGGAACGAGCCCCCACCACTTGCGGGGGTAAAGTCAGTCTCAGCAAACGGAGCACTAAAAAAAATCTCAGATGGATTTGCAGATGCTCCAGACAAAAATAAGTGTCCTTTAAATACTACACAATTTGATGGATTGGACGGTGCAGGAGATGTAGTAATATCAGTTACTGTTGTGTTGTTGTATACTGATGCGGCGTTTTGCCCATCACACCACACAACTTTATCAGTACCGTCGTGATTAAATACAGCAAAATCGAATCGGCCTGCGTTTGTACGTCCCGAATCAATTTCAGTCCATGATCCACTTGTTGTACCTTTATACACTTTCTCTCCACGCGCCGCAATAACTTGGTCTTTGTAGAGAACGACTCCGAGTATTTTCTCAGTTGCTGACGATGTTTGAGGTATAATGTTGCTGTTGTACTTCGAGAATCCGTTAATGCGTCGATAGCCACCTGAGATGTCAGGCTCAAAGTTCTGTAGCTGGGTGGCCGCACCCGGAGGTATCGAGAATGTGTCTCGGTCTAATACGAGTCCGCCCCCGAGGCGGACAACGTAGGGGCTAATAGTAGACGCATCTGGCATTATACAGCCCTAAAGTAATCTTTACGATTGATGAGTTCTATGCGCATACGGGTAAGACCCTCTTTGTAGTCTCTTTCAACGAGTTGTGCACTCTGAAGATCTGAGCGTAACATATATGCGTAGTACTTTGCACGGTTAACAATGACGTCGTGAAAACGCTCAGTGATAATCGGAGTGTCCGTATTAGTCGTTAGATCGGTGTGCGTTGAAAAGTACTCATACGTAATAGTATAGACTTTGTCTGGTTCTTTGTACAGACCAATCTTGTAGTCTGGGGTGATGTAAAACTTTTCGGGCTCACCAAGGTGATCATCGCCCGGATCACTGTTTGAACTGAGGTAAATTTTATTATACTCATCGTAGCTAACAAATTCGAGAAGTTTGAGGGATTTGTCTGTGCCCGGATTAAGTATGACAGAGTCTTCGTTGATTGTCTTCAAGTTAGACTCGAGGGTATACTCCCCAGTGCCTGCGATTGTTGTGATTGTGCCGGTAGAGTAAGTAAAAGGCCACTCAACTTCAGAGTTAATGATGTCTTTCTGCGCTTTGTTGATGAAGTCCTTCACCGCACTCTGAATACCGCGTGTTGACGTCACAGAAGTGATTTCAACTTCGTTAAGTTCTCTGAGTACAGCGTTGCATAGTTCAAGGTAAGTCATCTTAAAGTCCTTTTGTAACGTACTCTAATGTACTCAAATCCACTCACCTGTGCGCATTGCATCAGCAAGACGATGGGCACGACGACCTACCTGCTTTGCCCACCGACTATCAAGCATTTGATCAGCCGCCTCATCCCAATCCTCATCTTCGATAGCGTCCCACATGTTTGAGAACTTCATAAGTGTCGGAGTACCGAGGTTGAAACCCATATCAACCAATACACGTTGTCGAACTGAGTCGAGCATAGATACCAGAGGTTGTGCCTCCAATAGCTCACGCTCAACGATTTCGATATCGTTCTTGAGAAGATATGCCGCTTCATCGTTTGAGATACCGCGATCCTCGAGGTTACGTCCAACGCCGATGGTTAACTTGTCGGCAGTACAGTGGTAGGGGAAGAGCTTTAAGCCTTCGTGGTCAATGAGTTGTGTAATTAAGTCTTGGGTATTGTAGTCCATTAAATCACCAGTTTTTACACGACCAGTATCTTGCGGTCAGTTTATCTTTTGCTGTATCACACTTGTGTCTTGCACGGAATGACTTACGACGTTCTGGGTTAGACTTTTTGATCTTCATGTCAGGGTCCCCAAAACGAATGAGGCGAACCTTGTCGCCTACCTTCGCTAGTACTGCAAACTTCTTCGGGCCATTGGGAGTTCTCTTTGGTTTGTTGTACCCGGAAAACTTCTCACCACGATATTCAACCGCCACGTGATTTACTCCATCTTTCTGTGTAACCACCCTTTGCCGCTTTCTGTCTCACCTTTGCTTTGTCGGTGTTTGCGACAACCGTCTTACCTTTTGCACCTTCTCGTTTCTTACGAGCCGCAGTAGCCTTGCGCTCTGCTTTGGTCAGGGATTCTGCCTTTGCACGGGGTAGACAACGATCTGGGTTTTTTTTGTCTTTGGATGTCCCGCACGAACCAGCAATGTTTCCTTCGCTATTAATACGGACCCAATCATCTTTGACCCACTTAGCTAGTTCACCCATTACTTAACCTTGTATTACACATCATAATTTAACAAGAGTTCATCATTAACTTCGATATCACATAAGGTAATCAGATTATATACCATGTAGTCATCCCAATCTTGAGACAAAACTAAAAAACAATTAGGATTTTCAGAATGATTTATAAAACCACCTAAGGGTGTTCTTATGTATCCTGCAATCATCGGTACTTTGATGTGAGTGCTACCTAGATCAGCACCTTCTGGTATACTTTGTGTAGAAAATAAACCTAAGCCTTCGATACTACTTTCACCAATAGTTACTTCATCAGGTAAAGGTTTATAATAAAATCTGTTGTATCTAATATTTGCCACGTTACTTACCTTTACGCTTCCCGCCCTTGGATTTCTTTGCGTAGTTAGGATCTTTGCAATACTTTGATGCGGCTAGGTTTGCATACGCTGAGGGGTAGGTATCAAAGGTGCGTTTAGCCCACGCAATACCTTCTGGACAGATCTTGTTACCTTTTTTCTTCTTAGTCTTCTTACCACCCTTTGCGGCTAACTGTCTAGCTTCCGCAAATCGTTCGGTGTAACCTTTTGACTCCATGTGGATGTACCCCCGGCGGGTGTTGTCTTGATTCTAAAGTGTAAAAAAGAAAAAGTCAAGGGCCCCGAAGGGCCCCTGTCTTAGTTAGGCAAATGTTGCCGCAGTTTCAGCAGTGCCGAGTTCTGCAATCACTGCAAACACACGGACTTTACCATCAAATGTTGCTGTGTTAGCAATCAAGTCAATGGTGTCAGCAACGGTGTACAGCTTCATTGTGCCAGCGGCATTGTTGATCTCGTGTCCAGTGGCAGTGCCATCGAGAGCCGCAACGTACAAATCATCGTCAGTGTCGTCACCGAGGTCAAGAACTGGAGAACCAGTTGATGCCACAGTTAAAACTTCTACGCCAGCGGCAAGCACAAGTGTGTTAGCCTTCATCTCAAGTACTTCAACAGAGTCCGAAGTAGTCAAGCTAGTGGTAGAGAAGTCGAGTACAACTTCAACGATTTGTGGTTTAATGCCGAGGGGGACCCCCGCAACGGCACCAGTAACAGTATAAGTAGCCATTATTCAAGTCTCCCTTAGTCAGTCTTCACAACGCCAT